CCGGCCCATCGCCTCGATTGCGGCGCGTCGGTTTGCAGCCTTCTGCTTGATCGTCGCTGCGCTGTCGCCAGGAACCGGGAAGTATTGCTTATCGGCGTTTGCGAATTCCGATTGAGCGATTGCCGCGCCGGACTCTCGTCGCAGCTGAGCGTTGATGAAGTCGGCCTTTGCCTGATTGTATTTCTGGCGATCACCGCTCACCAGAAAATTGCCGACACCAGGGATACTGCTCAGGCTTGTCTGGGCAACGTTGCTGCCAACGTCTTGCACGCCGGGTAGTGGCGGCCCTGCCTGACCGGGCGTCGGCGCGATACCCGACAGAATTCCTTCCGACTGCAGCATGCGATCGGTGAAGCCCGCAGCCTTGCCTTGGTCAGCATTGAACTTGCCGGGGGAGAACGGATTATTCGGCGCGGTTGCTGTCATCGCACCCACGCTGATAGGGCCCTCAGCGCCATCTGTATTCACACGAACCAGCGTTTTAGACCCATCCGGGTTCTCGATTTCCTTGATCGCGAACTTGTCCTTGTTGAACGTTCGGTCGGCATTGCTCTGTGCGCGCTGTGCCTCGGTCTGCCGGAAAGCAAAGTCGCGGGCATCCCGCGCGGTCGATTGCGCCTTGTCTGCGGCAGTCTGCGCCAGCGTCAGGAACTTCAGCGCGCCATCCTGGTCACCGACCGAACCGAGCTTCTGCGCAACCGTCAGCGCCTGACGGCCATAGTCGGGCGAGCTCGGGTCGAGCGCCGTGAAGTCAGAGAAAGCAGCCTTTCGGGCATCTGCGATATTCTGCTGTTGCCGAATGGCAGCGTTTGTCCGGAGCGTGTCACCAAGGCCGCTCAGCATCGAATAGAAATCGACTTGAGGAGGTCCGAAGCCTGCCATTTATTTCGCCTTCGCTCCAAAGCCGCCTACGCCGGTTGCCTTGAGACCGAGATTTGCGGCGCCGAGCAGCGTGTTCCAGAAGTTGCCCGATGCTGAATACGCCGCCAAGTCCGCGTCGGCCTGAGCCTGTCCCTGCCCCGTGAGGTTCGCGTTAGCCGCTTGGCCTTGCCCCTGGTAGATGCCCGCCAATCCAGAGCCCTCCGCGCCGTAGTTTGCGTTGAGGCCAGCACCAAGTGCTCCGAAGTTGCTGCTCAGTCCGCTGCCTTCGCTGCCATAAGCGCCCGCAAGCGCAGTCCCGCGACCCACATCCAGCCCGGCTGCGCCCGACACCGCGCTCTGATTGGCGCCGAGATATGGCGCGAGGCGGTTGACGAAGTTGCCGTAGTTCTGATCGGCGTAGGTCGTCGCCAGCTTCGTGGTATCGGCTATCGTGTTGCCGCTGGCGAGGATGCCGCGAGAGGCTGCAAGCCGGTCGTTCGCATCGGTGAGGAGATCAAATCCAGACTGATAGCCGGGCGATGCCGTGAACAGAGCCTTGGCGCGATCCAAGCCGGCCTGCCCGTTGGCACCCGTGGCGTCACCATACGCACTCGCACCCGCCGTCGTTGATGCAACAAGGGGGTCATACAGGGCAGACGCATCGCCGTACCCCGACGTGATCGCGTCACGCGCCGAACCGTACCCGGACGATAGCGCCTCGTTGGCCTGTCCGATGTTCGAGGTTAGAGCGTCGCGGCCATATCCAAGACGGCCCGATAGAGCGTCCCGGCTGGTCTGATAGAGCCCGCTGAGCGCGTCATAGCCCTGCTGCAGGCCCGCCTTCTTGGCGGCTGCCGCGTCCTCTGCCGGCTTTGTGGAGAACAGGTCCGTGAAAAGGCCCATATCTCACCTTCCTTCTTCTAAGCAGATGTCCAACGATTGTTGGCCGCATCCCAAGTGAGCTTTTGACCATTCGAAGGCGTTGCAGGAGGCTCTAAAACCCACGAACCAGACTGATACGCTAGCAATTGCCCATTGCTCGGCGTGCCGCCAACGACGCCTGCAAGGTCAAGCAGTCCTAGTCGTTCAAGCCCCTTCAAGACGTCGTACCAATCGCGGGTAAACCTACCCGTCGCCGGGTCGATCGCAGGAACGTCGGGAGGCGGAATGCGAATGCGAGCCATTACGACAGCCTCGGATTTTCTGACATCGTGGCGAACATGAAGCCCGCATAGACCGCGCTGGAGATATCAAGCCGCCAGCGCCGTCCCTGCCAGCTCGTGCGGCCCGTGCAACTAACCAGGGAAGCAAGCTGCATCGACTCAGACTGCCTGCCGAGCGTGCGCGTGATCGGATTGCTCCAGTTCAGGCCGCCGTCATCGGACCACGAAATCTCAACGTCCGGCGTCGTCTGGTCCGGGTCGTCGCCCGTCGCGATGCCAACGCCGGTGACGAAGTAAAAGTCAGCGCGCCCTACCACGGTGCCAACCGGGAAATTCAGGACAGGACCGCTCTCAATGCGAAGCCGAAGCGGGCTCCCGACTTCATCGTTCGCGGTTGACGTGATCTGCTGGAGGTTCCCGTTGGCGGTATCGCCAGAGAGCCACTTGCTGAAGGCGTTGATCGCGCCGGACCGGCGAGTGCGGGTCACAAGATAGCTGTCAGCTTGTGCCCATTGACTCGTGCTGATATCGAGCACCCAAGTCCAAGCCGGGCAAGCCAGTTGCCAGAACGCATGACCGCGAGAGATGTAGGAAGTGGCCTCCAGCGTCGTCTTGTCGCTGACCGCTTCGATCAATCCCTCAAGGTCGGGGACGGAAACCTTGACCGGCGTATATCCATCGAGCCGATACACACAGCTGTCGTCGCCAACCCAGATCGGCCCGCGGCTGAAGCCGTCCTCGTAGCCACTCACGCAATAAGGGCCAGCCAAGCCACGCGGGATGACACTGGAGCGCGCAAATGGAAATGGCGTGGTGCCGGCGTCGGTCCATACTTCCGTGGTCTGGGTGCCGAAGAACAGCAGTCGGCCGCCCCACGAAACCACCCGAACCAGGCCATCAGGCTTGGCCTCGGCCTTACCGAACGACAATGAATTGACTGAAGTCGAATTCAGATCCGTTGCATATGCGCGACCGTCACCAGTGGTGAACACCAGATAGCCGTCGAGGAAATCCACCGAGTTGACAGCCGGGAGATCGGCGTCCGGATAGGCGTTTGTGACGCTACTCGGCGTGAACACTGCGATGTTGCCGTCAGGATCGACAAAGACCTTATCCGGCGTGGTGTTGTTGTTCGCGGCGAAGAAACCGCGCTTGGTGCCGTTCAGGTTTCCGACATTGACCGACGCGCCGCCGGCACTCGTCCATTTCTCGAGCTTGCCGTTGAAGGCGACATAAAGCACGTCGTTGACGACGATGGCGCCACGATAGCCGGACCGACCCGAGGTCCCGAAATTCACCATACCAGGCGCACGGCGGATGATGGTCTTGTTCGGTGCCTGATCGCCGAGCTCTTCCACGTATCCGTTGACGATCCGGCCGCCACCCTCCTGAGACTTTGCACCCGGCGCGGTCTGAACGGTGAAAGGAATCCTGACGACGCTCAAATGCCGCCCCGGTAGTAGCCATAGCGGCGCGGCGTCAGCGCCGGATCAACCCGCAGCGTCCGCAAACTCCGCGCTGGCGCGGCGAGCGTCCGCAGCTCAGCCTCAGCGATCTGAGCCAAGGCCTGCGTCCGTGCGTCGGCCAAGAGGTGAAAGCTGGCGATATAGTCCGCTAGCGGCAAGAACGCCTCGTCCTCGATGGCGCCGCCGGACGGCCCTGCCTGACCCGGGTCCTGAACGTAATAGATGTCCAGTGAGGCCAGTTTGGCGATGGCGCCATCGACGATGCGGTCGGCCCGTTGCACATCCTCAAGGGATGGCGACTGGCCGTAGACCAGGATATTCAACCGATCGAGGACCTGGTTGATCAGGTCAGTCCGCGTCTTTGCCATCAGCCTCGTCCGCGACCGGCTTCTCTTCGGTCTCCTCAGCCTCTTCAGGCTTCGCGACCGGCGCGTCGCTCCAGCCGCGCGGAAGGCTCTCGCCATCCTTCAGGTCGAAAATCTGCGGCTCCTTGGTCTTGTGGTATCCCCAGGTCGGGGTCGTTTTGACTTCCTCGTCCATGGTCTTCTCCTGTTCAAAGGGAAACGGCGGCCCGTAGGCCGCCGCCAGTCTTGAGAGGATCGTCAGCCGCTGACGCGAACCGCGAGACGGCGATCGACGGTCTGGACGCCGTAGAGGACGTCGAGACGCCAGGTGCTCTTGTCGTTCACGCCGTCGTAGTACGGGATCACGCGAACCGAGATGCCGTTCTTGCTGATGCGCGACACGTCCACGGCGCCCGGCGGCTTCACCATCGGGACCATGCAGAGCGCGAACGCGTTCTTGTCGAACATCAGGTTGTTGGTCAGCGCGGTGCTAGCCGCGACGCCCAGGTTGAAGGTCAGCGCGGCGTTGTCAGCCGGTGCCGCCGAGACGTTCTTGAACGCGCCCGTGGTGATGATCTGGGGAGCGATCGTCAGCGTCAGGTTGCCCGAACCGTCGGAGGCCAGTGTCGAGCCGGGAGCCACGACGAACTGCTTCAGGAAGGGCAGCGTCGCCTTGGTGACCGGGTTGACGTCGAACACGCCGGCAATGGTGAACGTGTCACCGACGACCACACGCGCCGCCGCCGCCGCAGTCCAGCCGTCCGTGATGAGCGTCTGGGTGTTGGCACCGGTGGTGTCGTAGGTGGTGTTCTGGTTGGCGCCGTTGATCAGCGGAGTGCCGCCGCCCGGGCCCGTGGTGAACACGGGAGCGTTCTGCGACATGTAGGTATCGACGCCGCCAACCTCGCCAATCCGGCCGCGGCGGTAGGCCTGACTGTTGATCGAG